TCTTCTGCCGCCTTCTTGCAGCCGGCGTCGATGTTGGTCCAATACTGGTCCATCTGGTCCATCGTGATCAGGAAGATCTTGTAGCTTTCGCTGCTCGCCGTATCCGCGGTGTCGTCCGCGGTGTTATCCACAGTCTCGCCGGCCGTGCTGGTCGTTTCGCCGCTTGTCTTCGTCTCGTCCGCCGGCGCCGCCTTCTGTGCACACGCCGCCATTGCTGCGATCATCGCGATCGCCAGCAAAATCGCTAATACTTTTTTCATTTCTGTTCCTCCATTGTTTTTTTCATGAAAACGACAGACCGCCTTTCAGCCGTTTGCTCGGTTTCACTGTTAAAACTTTATCATTTTCCGCCCGATGCAAACAGGACAATTCTTCCGGCAAAGTGGGCAATCCTTCCTGAATTTTTGATGTCTTCGTAAAACTGCAACAATTTTACTTGCAAAATTTATGAAAAACAGCCAATGCTCACTGAGCATTGGCTGCCTTGAAAAATGGAAAAACATATTGTTCAGGTCGTTGCTTTACACGATACAAATCACATCGTACCAGAAGACATCCGGCCTGTCAGCCGTTCCCTTACTGCGTCAACAGGTGTCCATTTTTATAAATCAGCGTTCTTTCGGCCAACGGGAACGCATCGTAGATACCGACGATCAGAACGACCACCGCGATTTTTTTGGCAAGAAGGAGCTGTACCTGCCGCTCGATATGCTGCTGCAGCAGCACGTCATTCCCCCAAAATGGCTGCTCAAAAAATACCACACGAGGCTGCTGGAGCAGCACCCGCCGAAAGATCAGCGCATACTTCTCCTGTGTGTTCAGATCACGGATGTCTTTATCAAAAACCGCGCCAAGCTCCGGCGTCAGCTCGCGCCGCAGGCTGCGGTAAATGCTCCGCCGGCGAAACCAACTGTCGATCTGCCGAGGCAGGCAAAACGTGAGATTCCGCAAATAGCTCATATCCTGAAACAGCATCATTTGTGAAGGATTTTCTGCAATATAGGCGACCCGCTGATCCCGCGCCATCGGCCGGGGGATCGGCTGTCCATCGATCAGAACTTTTCCGCCGAGCAGTGCGCTCTGTCCCGTAGCCAGTCGCCGCATTCCATCCAGCAGCCGCCGGTCTTCCGTATGGATCGCGAGACATTCTCCGCTGTATACCGCAAGATCCACCTGTTTCAGCAGTGCCGTACTGACGCTGCTCAGGTTGAGACATATGCTCCCTCTTGACATGGCACTTCTCGGGGGAGACGATGTTGTGCCGGTAAACTGCTGCAGCAGCGCATGAATGTCTTCGCTGCCTCCGGATACCATTTCCTGAACCTTTATAACGCTCCCGTTATACATCACCGCTATGCGATCGCAAAGCCCGCAAAGTTCTTCGTAGCTGTTTGAGATGTAGATAAAGGCCATCCCACGAGATGCAAAATGGCGGATCGCATAGTGCAGCCGTCTGATATCCGTGCCCGCCAGAAAATGACTAATATTCCACAACAGGACAAGCCTCGCTCCGGATTCCCAGGCCTTGAGCAGTTCCACCATGCACCGTTCGAAGAGGCTCAGCCCCTCCACTTGCCGGTTGCACGGAATGTCTACGCCGACCGCCTGTTCGAGCTCCTGAAGCCGCCCGCGGAAGCTTTGCGTATGGAGCAGCCAGCGCCGCTCTACGCCGCTCAGCACAAAGACATTGTCCCCAACTGTCAGCCCATTGACCAGATGACTCTTCTGCTCAATGACGACAATCTCGTTCGGTGTAGTCCTGCTGTAGATATGGCTGTTGACCAGCTGTTCGCAGTAATAGACCCGCCCGAAGTGTACCGGTGTATTCGATTGCAGCAGCGACACCAACGATGATACACCATGCGCATTGAGCGCCATCAACCCCATGATCTCTCCGCTGAATATCTGCAGATTGAAACGCTCGAGCTGCATGATCCCGGACATCTGCAGGCTCACATTGTCGAGCCGTAAAATCTCTGTTTTCATGCTCTGCCCTCATGCTTGGCCGGAAGCGTTACCGTGACATCTGTTCCGAGTCCGGGCGTGCTGCAGATGGTAATGCCATACTGCTCCCCAAACAAAAGACGGATACGGTTGTTCACATTCAGCAGCGCAATACCGGTGCCTCGCCCGCTGTCAATATAATCATAGGCTGTTCGGCACAGCTCTTTCTGAAGCTGGTGAAGTGTTTCCGGCTCCATTCCAACTCCGTTGTCGGAGATCCGCACGATCAGCCGTTTTTCCGTCAGTGTCAGCCGAACCGAGACTACACCGATCCCTATCTTTCGTTCCAGTCCATGAATAATTGCATTCTCCACAAGCGGCTGCATCGTCAGCTTTGGGATCTGACAATTCTGGATCCCCGGCTCCGGATCGTCGATCTCCAGGCGAAGCCGATCTCCGAACCGAAACTGCTGGATCGCAAAATATGTCTCAATATTCTCCAGTTCTTCGGTTACGCTAACAAGATTTTCAACCTTGCTGATGGTATACCGGAAAAACTTTGCCAAGTATTCTGTCATATCCGCCACGACATTGAGTCCACCCGCAACCGCCTCGCTGCGGATTCCCTCCAGCGTATTATAGAGGAAATGCGGATTGATCTGGTTCTGCAGAGCAAGATACTGCGCCTGCCGTTTGCTGACGCTCAGGAGCTTGCCGGTGTCCAGCAGCGCCACAGCCTTTTTCAGCGCCATCTCTGTCCCTCTACTGAAATAACATTTCAGGTGGCATATGTCTGCGATGGTATAACCTGCGGCATAGAGCTGCATGACCTGTTCGTTTTTTTGAACGATCCGCAAACAGCGGCGCAGAAAAACCCCACCCAGAACTCCGAGCAGTGTAAACTGTGCCAGCACCGCCAGCCAGATGCCGCGGGCGCCATGACTCAACAGCAAACAGCTGAACGCAAACAGCACCGTCAGAACGAACATCGCCAGTATGATACGCAGCAGATCATCAAGAATGTATTGCTTTTTCTTCTCCTGCATTTCGCCCTCCGCCTTTCATCGTACTGGCCCGCCCGATGTACCATAAAGCTTTTTGAACTCTCCCGGCCGGAGTGCGGCCACGCGCTTGAATACACGGTTGAATGTCCGGATATCCTGATATCCGACCTGATAACACACCTCGGAGATCGACAGATTGGTGCTGCGCAGCAGCTCCTTTGCGCGGTTGATGCGCAGCATGGTCAAATAGGCCTGAAATCCCATTCCTGTTTCCTGCTTGAACTGGGAGCTGAAATAATTCGGACTGAATCCTGCAATGCTCGCGACCTGTTCCAGCGAGATATTATCCATATATTGCTTTTCCATGAATTGCTTCGCCATCAGGAACGGATGGGTCTCATCTCCCGCACGGCGTCGTATCGTTTCGTCGAGCAGCCGCAGCGCCAGTGCATATAGCCGTTGAAATAGTTCTTCAGGTGTCCCGCTCAGGGTGCAAAGCATCTGATATTCATTCTTCTCCTGTTCATAGTTTTCAGCGACACCCCAATTTTCAAGCAGCTTATCACCTGCGAGCGACACCGCTTTATACAGCTCCTGACCCGTGATACCAGGCGCCTCAAGTACGGTTTTCCGCAGCTCTTCCACCGCAGCGAGTACCGCTTCCTGGCTGAACTGTTCCAATGCAATCCGATATTTCCGCAAAAAACTGCCCGTACAGTCCGGCAGACTTAGTCCTGAGAATGGAAAATGCCGCGTAAGAAGTGATTTCGAACCATAAATCAGGCGTTCGTGGATCATCGAACGTGCAGACAGGATCTGTTCGCCCAGGTTATACGGATTTTCTGTCTCTGCAGAAAGTGCCATCGAGAAGCTGATATGCGGATAGATATTCGGATTCATCCGCAGCTCCTGCAGGCATTGCGTCATCTGTTCTTTGATCTGCGCCCCCATGCCGGAAACATAGTTGCAGCACCCCCATCCGACGCTGTCCTCAAACCATAATTCACACTCCATGCAGAGCCGCCGCAGCGGTTGGAGCACCTGTTCGCGAACCTGAAGCGATACTGCCTGCACCGTTTCATACGTCACGTTTTCCGGATCATAATCCATCTTGACCAGGAACCCGCGAAATCCCCCCTGCTTGAACGCAAACCGGTATTCGCGATTGATCTGATCCATAGTCATCGACAGGCTCTTCTGGTTCTTGACATCCATCAAATAACAGGCCCGGATCTTCAACTGATCGTTAAAGAATGAACGACGCATCCGGTCCGTTGCTGCCTGCTCACGTCGGCGCGCTTCAATTTCATGCCGGATCCGGGTGACGGTTGCCAATAATTCTTCCTTATCGATGGGTTTGAGTAAATAATCACTTACACCGTATTGAATCGCCAATCTGGTATATTCAAAGTTTGTGTAACCGCTGATAATAATAAAGGAGACACTGCGGTAGATTTCCCGCAGCTGTTCAACCAGCTCCAATCCCGTGCATCCGGGCATCCGGATATCCGTAATGACCAAATCCGGCACCGTTTCCCGTGCCAGTTCCCGTGCCTCGATCCCGTTATGGGCCACACCTATAATTTGCATATCCAACGATCCCCAATCGATCAGATTGCAGATCAGTTGGCATACACGAAATTCATCATCCACAATTAGTACCTTAATCATTGTGCTTCTCCATTGTGCTCCTTCAACGTATCCGTGCTTTTTAACTCTTTTGAGTCATTATAACTCAAAAGAGTTAATCTTTTCAAGATACATTCGTTATCATTTTCTTAAAAACAGGAGATGGTGAACGTGGGTATCGGAGATGCCGTCCGCCTCAGGATCATCGGATTATGTGAAGAGCGCAAAATCAGCATCAACAAATTATGCAGTATCAGCGGCGTGACGCAGTCTACTATAAACAACATCGTCAGTGGTCGGAACCGCAGCACCACAATCGTAACGATCAAGAAATTGTGCGATGGTCTTGGAATCTCCATTGTTGACTTTTTCAACCACAGCCTGTTTTTTGAGCTTGAGCAGGAAATTTGCTAAAGCTTTAAAACATGCGTAAAACTATCTGCAAGGCAATGTGCGTCCTCTTTCCGAGGCTCACGGCTTCAAATAGCAGCTCAGTGGGCGGCCGAGAAATAGAATTGTTTACGTCCGTTTTTACACCCAATGTTTTGGAAGCCATCGTACCGGCAAACACATTTACCTTTTTAAAACCCGCCAAAATATTGCTCATAAAAATAACAGATGCCGATTGATAGTGGAGCACATGAAATCAAATATATTTATGGAGTAGACGTTAGATGAAGCGCCTAAGTCTAATTGCAGTCGTTGTTCACGATGATTAAGCAAAATGCAACGAATTTACAATCTGCGCATTATTATCTGCGAAACGCCTGCAAGGTACCCGCAATAGTAGCGAGGTCGTCAGCGCTGAATGGCTCGCTGCTGTCAATCTTTTCAGTCGGCTTTGCGCTCATATCTGCACGATCGTCCAGCATGCGCTTCATGAGTCGTTCCAGAATCGATTCCAGTTCTTCCTGCGGCGGCAGAGTTGCCGTACCCTCGACATAGTGCAGGATGGCATTGGTCAGGAACTGTGCCTTCAAGCGTCCTTGAGCGTTCAACTCATCGACGGCTTTCATTTGCCTTGGGTCGGATATACAGAAGCGGATCGTGAATTTTCCGGGGTCTTTTTTAGCGTCCATGATTCCCGCCCATCCGTTCCGCCTGATAGAGCAGTTGATAGCCTCTCCCGTTTGCAGCGATGTCCTCAATGAAAACCGGCTCGCGCACCTTGTCCGACGCTTCGATCTGCTGCCGGAGCAGCACAGCGCCGCCGCCTGTGAAGATCACCTTCCCGCTTTTCAGTTCCAGCATTCTCTCACGCAGTGAGCTGAGCAGGTCGCTGACAAATTCCCGTGCCTGGTGCCGCACGATCTGCAATACCGCATCAGACTGTCCGCTGTCCCTGCCGAGCAGGATCGCATCGATCTCCGTCTCATCCAGCAGCAAGTCCTGTTCGGCCGCGACGCGCGATTTGACCCGGTTATAGAGCAAAATCACGCCGTTTTCCAGCGAATCGCAAACGCTCAGGTCGCCCTCACCATTCCGAAGCAGCAGATAGTCCGCCGTGAAACCGCCGATGTCAATGATAAGCGCTCTTGGGCTGTTTTGCAGCGTCTGGAATACCGTAATGGCTGCGGCATACGACTGCGGATAGCAACTCACCTCGTCGATCAGAATCTCGTACTGCCTGTCATGCAGCGTGAAGCTGACCGTCCCCCGGTTCAGAAAATATTCTGCAAACCGTTTCTGTTGCGCACCGTAATGCGCCGGCGGCAGGCCGACCGCAAGCTGCACCCGCACCGGGCCCGCTCCGTAGAAAGATGCGGCTTCCAGTTCATACGCGATTGCAAAGAGCGTCAGTACGAAGAAGCGTTCGTCCTCCGTTTTGTCCCGGCGGTATGGAATCCGCTGGTCTGTGAGCGTATAATACCGCCCCTGATAGGTCAGCGTTTCACCTCCAAATGGCTGTACCTCGCTGCATACCAGCCCGGATGTGAACGGCGCATGGTGGATCGTTTTTACCTGTTTGTTCCCATGATCGATAGAAATTAGCATTGTATTTTACCTCCCGTACTTCTCTTATACGTATGGAGTACGGCAGGTTCAACAAAAAGTGCGCAAAATACCGGCAGCACACATTGAAGTGTACTGCCGGTTTTCTCTCAATCAACCGTTTCTTTTATCCAGCTCTGCGTTCCTGCCCCAGCAGGCGCATGGCTTCTTCCATTTCTATGGTCTTGTATTCTTTCGCTTGCCCCGCCTGATACGCAGCGGCAGAGCCGTCCATGCAAAGTGCCTCTGCGTCTCCGATATGTACCATGCGGTCACATTCATCAAGATAGAGATAAATTCTGCCGCTTATGTCCATAAAATATCCGCGGCCGTCGGCAATATTCTGATGATTGATCCGGACAATATGAGCGTCAGACAATGCAATGAGCCGTTTCCGCTGCAAATCGTTTGGTTCACCCAGCTTTCTTGCCGTAAACTTCTGCGTGTAAGAAAGCCGTTCCGTTTTCGTTTGCAGGAGCTTCTCCACACGGCCGATCAACTCCTCCACCTTGTCCAACCGGACATATTCACCCGGCTGGTGCGCATGGTAGTAGCCGGTGCTGAGGTTGACCGCGGCAAGATTCAGATGCGGTGCCAAAATGGAGATGTCGCTGAAGCTTCCGAACGCTGTCTGGAATCCAAAGCTGTTGATATGTCGCTCGAACTGCCGGTTGCGGCATTGATAGAATACCGCGTCGTTGCTGCCCGTGCGATCCAACTCCACGATATAATTGACGTCCGTTTTGATTCCGGACTTTGTAAAGGCACGTGCCCCGTGTCCGCCGGTTTCCTCATCCTCACAGAACAGTACGTGACAATGACAGCTCTGGATCAGACGCAGGATCATATACACGCCCGCCCGGTCGTCGCCGCCAATTCCCTGCGGCGACATCATGACCGTGCCGTCTGCGGAATAGCAGATTGTTTCCGGTTGGGTGCGATGGACGGTGTCCAGATGCGCAACCAGCAGGACAGGCACCGTCCCTTGTGCGTACAGAAAGCCGCTTTGTTTCTGCACGGCATATCCGTTTTCAATCAGCTCTGTTTCCAACGCCTGTTTGAGACGTTCCTGTGAAAACTGAAAAATCTCTTCAAACTCCATCGCCGCAAACTGCGTCAGCTTTAAGCATTGCTCATATAAATTACGCATATTGTTCCTCCAATTCTACTTGTGTATAGCGGCTTCTCTCGCAAAACAGCAAGCCGCGCAAATCCTTACAGCAACTATGCGCCGCACAGGTACGGCAATTTGCCAGCTCTGCTTCTTCACAGGATGGGCAAAGCTGATTTGTCCGCCCGCGCCGGTCGATCACCGACCGCAGCGCTTCTCTCGGAAGCAGTTTCCCACAGCAGCTGCACGGCTGCATACACTCCGCGCAGTAAAATCCGTCGCCGTCTAAAAAATGGCCGCTGTTTTTCGGAACCACACTTCCGCACGCCTTGCAAACACACATGTCTTCACATTCGCCGCAGTGCGTTGAGTTGCGTCGATCATGGAGCCGACCGCAGCCAACGCAGCGCGATGCGCTTCCAATATCCAAATGGCCATAATCTCCATAGCCCTTCATCAGCGACAGCGCGGCATAGCCGTTCTCATAATCCGTGTAATGCAGGCTGCCCTGCACGGTTGTCCAATAAGGTCGGATTTCCGTAAGTGTCGTATTCGTTTTCCATAGGTTCGGCAGGCCAAGGCATCTTGCGATCACGCTTTGCACCATGCTCCGGTAGAGCTTTCGCACATCGTCATCATTCTGCGGATACAACCTTGATTGCAGCAGCACTCCATCGCGATAGCAGAAGACCTGCCGGGTCAGCCGCCGCGCACGATAAAAGTGATCCTTGACCTCATCATCGACTGTGAAGAATACCATGCTCACGCCGTCGCCCATATAGGACTGGCAGCCGGCCCGCCATCCACCGTCTGCTAAACAGTGACAGGAATGCCATGCGTTTTTCTTCGCTGACATCTCCAAAAAGTCGCACGGATGAACGGATAGAACGCCGGTCTTGCTGATCCGCACCGGATTGAGCGCGTCAGCCAGCCGCGCGAAAACCGCGTTGTAGGGCTTGACTCGTGCGGTATGGAGCGTATCCCCGTGTCCAAGCTCCCGCTCCGCTTCATATTGGTCGATGCCGAATTTTGCGCACAGCCGATTGATGATGCGGCTTGCCTTCATGCCAGCGTCGCACTTGATATGTCCGCGGTTTCGGATCACCGGCAGCCGGGATTCATCTGGAACGGTCGCATAATCCGCTGTCGCAGCGTCCAGCGCGTCCCGGAATTCTTCCAGCCGTTCGCCGGTCAGCCCTGCTTCCTCCGCGAGCGTCAACATTTCAAACTTTGTTTCATCCACGCAGGCCCGGTCAAGCTGCCGCTGCTCGGATAGATCGAACACAACCGCAAGCTCCTGCTCCCGCCAGTTCGGGTGACGGCGCAGCAGCTCCAGGAGCAGCGTTTTCTGCTGCCGCCACTGATTGAGGTTTGCCTGCACGCCGTCCGGCGTAAAGGCCAGCCTGTATTGATACATGACGTTGTAAAACGCCTCTGTGATATGATCCATGTTTTCAGTCCTTTCTATGGGAGTGGAAGCGCTGCCGCGCTCCCACTCCGTTTTTGTTATGCCGCTTCCATCAGATCTTCTGTCAGCACATCCACAAGCAGCCGACCTGCAAGGTCGCCCGTGTGAATCGTGACCTGATCATTCCGCAGCTGCACCAGTTCTTTGATGCGCAGTTCGTGGCTGTCGGCCGCAAGCTGCTTATCTTTCTGCGTCAGCCGCTTGGCAAGTTGCTTCTGCCAGATTTTCAGGAATGCGCGCACCTCGCCAATATCGTCATTCTGGCGATTATACTGGGTGCGGACCTGCCGAACCGTGCCGCCTGGCTCTGCCTCTACGGTATAATAGGGGGTGTCCGGTTCGGCTGTCTTTCTCAGAAACAGCAGATAACTCTCCCTGCGCTCCATACGCTCCCAGTAGACATCACTGTTGGCAATGCAGTGGCAGAGCTTCCGGCTGTCCATGAAAATATCTTCCAGCTTATCTGGAACCTGAATCTGGAACTGTTTGCCTGTAAACGCGAACTTTTCCCGGATCGCCTGCAAATTCTGTTCTATATGCGGATATGTCTGAAGGAGTTCTCCGGCACGAAGGGTCAACTGCATTTCCTCTCCGCGGGCGGCCAATTCGTCATGCCGCTGCTGAAGTTTGCGTACACGATACACGATGGGGTCGTTTGTGTCATAACCGAAACGGAACGCCATGGAAAGGTAGTCCCGCCACAGTTCAATGACACGTTCGCTGCTCAAATTCAGTTCCTGCATCTGCCTGTTCAGGTAATGCTGGATCTGCCCATAGCGCATTCGATCTGCAATGAATTGCAGCTGCTGCGGGTCAATATGCTCTTTGCACATCCACTGGATCGCAAAATCCGGAATCGGCGTTCCTGCCTGTTTTTCAAATTGCAGCCATTCCAGGAACGCACGCCCGCCCTGATTCTTCCGCAGCCGTGCAAGCTCCAGCCGATTCAGGCCAAGTTTGGGCGCAAGCCCTTTTTGTGCAGGTGCTCTCTGGAAAATCCGTTCCATGCCGTAGTAATCCTGTGTGCATTCCGCCGCAAGCCGGAACAGACCGGCTTTTGTCAGCTGCTCTAAATTCGGCATTCTTTTCAGTACGACAAGATATTTTTCCGGGTCCGTCTTCATGTTTGCATGAATCAGTTCCGGGAGACCAGTCCGCTGCAAGCAGGTTTTGGCAAGGTACGGGATCGTTTTCCCATACACGCGTCCGCTTTCATCCCGATAGTATCCCACACTGCAGTTGCAGCCTTTGATCCAACGCGATGCGCGCTGCTTATAAACACCCCAGTAAAATGCCTGCACCGGTTTTGCGTCCGCGTCAAAGATCGCACGGCGGAGTTCGTGGTAAAACACCTTGACATTTCGGTATGTTTCCTTACTGTAAGAACGCTCCGCCCAGAACTCTCTGACCACAAAGCCGCCGGGATAGGGCTGCATCAGATACAGGATATTTCGCCCTGTGCGCAGCCGGCCCATCTTGCCGAAGGATTTGAACTGCACCGTTCTTCTGCATCTGAGGCATCTGGCAACCGCATTGTGCTTCGGCTTCCGAATCGGAACCTCGCGGTCACAGTAGCTGCAATAGCCGGTTTTGGCACCGCCGCGCCGGTATTGATAGAACATATAATTCTGCTCAACGCCGACCTTACTGACCCATCTGTCCCAGTCCTTTGGAAGCGGAGGCACAAGCGCCATTGCTGCATCCCACGGATCGGTTTCTTTCTTGTGCCGGGCCAGAAGCTGCTTTTCCCGAATCCCTTCCTGAAACTCCCGGATCGACCCGATCGCCTCCCATTTGGAATGCAGATATTGACCGATCACAGCAGAATCACGGGATGAGATCTGCGCGTCATAGATGCCAAATCCCTGCTGCGGTAAATTGCGGAGCATCGCGGTACGCCACTTCTTTTCCATAAAGCTGTATGTCAGGAAATCCTGCGCATCATAGTCAAGAAACAGCTCATACACCGGCTTTCTGCCGCCGGCAGCCAGATTTTTTGTCAGATAGATTGCGACCTTCAGAATCCGATCAAACCGCTTGCATCTGGCGTAGTACTTGTGTTCATAGCGCAGTTCTTTTCGGAAATATCCGCTCTCTATCATCGGTTCGTTTTCCGCCTGCTTCAGCATCGCAGTCGTTGCCTGCAGAATGGGCAGTTTTTCTAACTCTTTTCGCTTCATTCGTTTATGCCGCCTCACATTCCTTAAAATTGTCGTCATACCAGACATCCGGCAGACGCTCCTTGCCGTCGATCACGCACAGCGAAAGATGTTCGATCTTCGGCCCGTTCACAGCTTCTCTGGCAAATGCCAGAATATCTCCGAGCTTACCCTTTGCGCACGGGTGCTTGCCGCGCACGACGGCGTAGCCATTCCATGCCTGCGCACGTTCTCTCTTGACCTCACAGCCATCCGGCATATGTGGATGGTCTGCCATATACGCAAGCGCGTGCAGGAAAAACTCCTGCGGCTCCAGCTTTCGGAGTACCCAGAGCTGCGTGCAGGAGATTCTGGAATCCACTGCATCCTCATCCAGATCGCCGCACGGACGAACCAGATAGTATTCCGAGTTCTGAAAATCCCCATAATAGCGCAGGCAGTCCATCGGGTTTGCTGCGCAGTGAAACCCATTCGCCTGACAATTTGCCTGTTCCGTTACATTCAAGCCTATCTTTAGCTGATAGCCGAGGCAGATCATGCCCGGCTCCATGCCCTTGTAAGCAATCATCCGGCCATGCCTCCCATCAGATCAAACATAGAAAACTGCTCTTCATCGGGCGATTTCTCCGGCTGCGGCATTTGAATGACCTGCTCCGGTTTTGCAGTCTTTGTCTCAGCTTTTGTCTTCTCCTTTTTGGGCTGACGCTTGGATTTGACTGGCGCACCCGGATACGGTTTTGGAACAAACGGTTCCTCCTTGATCTCATCCTCTTCGGCGTTTGCATCCCGGAAATATTCCTCTGCCCAGTCATAACAGGTATCCTCCGGCACATCGCCGCCGTAAATGCCGTTTGGCTGCGGCTCCATGCCGTTATCCTTCATTTCCGCAAGCAGATATTCCCGCGCTTTCCGGTTGATGAATTGCAGACAATGTGCCATACTCTTGCGCGGGTGCATGACCATCCGCGCGAACGCTGGATCACTGAGGCAGAGCGTCTGCACATACTCGGAAACACACTCCTTGAGGTTCCGCCGCGTCAGGCGCTCGGTTTCCTTTTTCATGCGCTCCATCGACGCTTTAACCAGCTCTGTCTCGCTCATCTGCTCAATTTTGGCAATCGCTGCCGTTTCTGCGGCACGTTTTTCCTCCTGCTGCCGCTCCCATTCCGCTTTCCGTTTAGCTTCTGCTTCCTCGTGCCGACGGCGCTTTTCTGCTTCCGCTGCTGCAGGATCTTCCTGCTCTGCTTCCGTTTTAGCAACCGGCTCCGCCGCAGGCTCCTTGCTCGTCACTTCCGCAGCGGCGGCAGCTTTTTTCTGCTCGTGCTGCTGGATCAGCTTTGCCTGCAAGGTCTGCATTTCTGCCGTTTTGGAATCGTGCCCCTCCAATTCTGCCTGCTGGTTTTCCAGATCAAGCTCTGAAAATACGCCCATGATAAAACTCCTTTCCGATAGAAAATGGGCGCAGCGATTCTGCTGCGCCCATTCATGTGTTATACCCGATAGATCAGTGTGCTAAATGCGTCGAAGCAGTAGCACACGAATCCCGGATATTCTGCGGTCTTTCGTTTGATTTTCCTCTGGATCTCAGCGGCATCGCGTTCACTGACGCTGTCCTCATCCTCCCAGAGCATTGCCGTAAAGCTGGCGCCGTCCTGTACTTCGCGGACGTGCGCGCCAAGGCTGCGGCAGAATGCGCAAAGCTGCACGATCTCATTTCTCTCATCCATATCTCTCTGGTCGCGGTCATTATGTCGTGACTGCTTTCAGCTTGACCTGGATCGTGATCTCGTCGGATCGCAGAATGACATGGTCGATTTTTGCTTCAAGAACCCCCGGCATGGCCGTTTCCGGTATCTCATATAAGCAGCGGAAGCGGCCGATGACCTTCCTGTCCGTTTTCACGACAACCGGAACCTCGTCGCTGAGGACGCCGATCTGATTTGCAAAATCCAGAACTGTAATTTTTCTCATATGCTATTTCCCTTCATTTTTGTATTGGCCGGGCCAGCAGCGGAGAAAACGCCACCGGCACGAACTGCTTCATATCCCGATAGTAATACCGCCGCTTTTCCGCATCGTACAGCTCCAGTACATCGGACGGTGCAATGCAGCGCCCCGGATAGTCTGCGGGCAGCTTGCCGTTATAGCGGTCAAATACACGCTCCAGCACAGCAAGATCCGGTTCGTCTTTTGGACAATAGAGCGTTTCATCATGCACCAGCCGGTACTCACTTGCAGGCGGTTGCTGAAAGCCTGCCTTGTGGAGCGCGTCGATCCCGGAGAACGCGAACGGTTTCGTTTTCTCCGTGTCCGTAAATTCCAGCTGATAAATGCGGCAGCCGAGCTGCTTACGCTGTGCGTTCAAAAGCGCTGCCAGCCGTGCGTTGCCGCCGGGCTGTAAAAAGGCTTGGTATTCTTCGTCCGGCAAGCCGAGGTATGCCTGCAAGGACACACCATCCGGCTGCGTCTTGTGCCATCGTTCCACGCAGGCATCTATCTCGGAAACCTCGCACACACCATACAGATACTGCTCCCGGAACGTCATTGTTTTCGGTGCTTTCGCAGCATCCTTCCGGAGCGCAAGCTGCCAATCATCTAAACCCTTATAGTTCGGGTTCCATGTCAGCCGGCGGCATTGCAGTCCGTGCTTTCGTGCCATCAGATAGATCTTGGAGGCACCTTTCTCAACGTGAACATTCCGATACTTGTCCATGTCCTGCGCTTCGATGATCTCCTCCATGCCGTTCTTTTTGAGAAACGCGAACAATTCGTCCAGCTTGGACACGTTGTTCGCCCCAGCGGTCGCCGCGAAGGTGCGGTTCATCAAGGCATGGCAGATGTCCGCTTTCAAAAGGCCTTCCGTCACATAGACCACTCTGGAACACGGATCGCCGACAAAGTGGATGGGGCTTTCCGAGGATGTCCCCATCGGTTTGCTGCTCGACGACAGCCAGAGGTACTTCGTGCCCTCCTTATCGGCGGGCGCGTTTTCCTCCCGGATGGGGATATCCAGCCGGATCTGCGCACCGCAGACAAGTCCGTCTGCGCTTCTGGCCGGGATCAAGATCCCGGCCGTGCGCGTTCCAAATCGTACTGTCCATCTGCCGTCCTCTGCCATATAAAAGCCGGGGACTCCCTGCAGGGTGCACCCCTGCTTCAAAAGCCGCGCCGTCAGACTCTTGCAGAGATAAGGCGGCGGGGTGCTTTTGAAGCCGAACCGTTCGATCTGGTCGTCCGTCAGTCCACGCACCTCACGCAGATGCGCACGGTGCTTTGGCGTCAGCGACAGCATGGAAAACAGCATTGAAAGCGTCTGGTGGATCGCCTGTCTTGATGCCCTGACAGATTGCGCGATTTCCTGCGGCTGCTGATTCTGGTAGCTCTGATACTCCGGTGCGTAGTCTCCGGTCTGGAGTGCTTCGCAGATCTCCCGATAGGCGTCCGCGTTGCTGATGCCGTAGACCTTTGCATACAGCGCCAGCATCCCTCCGGATTCCTGACAGTAATTACAGTGCCACACGTCCCGTGACGTTTTCAGATAGAGCTTGCCGCGATGATCGCCGCAAAGCGGGCAGTCCACATACAGAAAATCCGGACCGCGCCTGCGGATATTGAGCCGCAGCAGCGCCGCAACGTCTGTAATGTGAAACGGAAACTGCGAAGAACCGGCTTTGATAACGGCCACACCCTTTCATCCAAACTTGACGCTTCATCCGGCTTTCTGCTGCAGATTGTCCAGCAGAACGGACGCTGCGGCTTTGAGAATATTGTCCGCCTGATCGCAGCCATAGAGATACCATTTCAGGCTCGCCGGACGGCGCTGCGCGACCTGTTCGAGCGTCCAGCCGCGGCAGGTGCCGATCTGCACCACGACGGCCTTGGCTTCGTCCACCGTCATACGCTGCGTGATCTCGCTGACATCCATATCTGCCGTATAGGACGCGGCCTGCGGCTGTTCTGCAACTTCTTCCGCGGCTTCTTCCTGCTGGGGCGGCACGACATGAAGGTCAGGCGTTTCTTCCATAACAGGAGCAGTTGTTTCCACAACGTGCTGTTCGGCGGACGCGGAATCCATATCCATCGTCGGCGCTGTTTCTGCGATGGTTTCCTCCACAATGGGTGCTTTGGTTTCCTCGACAGCTGCTTCTTCGACTTCCGTTTGGACCGGCACTTCCGAACCGAACAGCTCGCCGCCGTAGTCGCGGTTCACGTCGCAGAACTGGATACCGAAGCCGGCGTTTTCCAGCGCCATGTTGAGCGCATCCTCCTGTGCAGCGCGGAGAAATTCCCCACCGGGGATATTCTCCCTGCGCTGTTCGGAGGTAAAGCTGGCGGCCGGAACCGGATCGTCCTTGCTGAAATAAACCTGCGCTTCGATAATTGCCAGCTGGTCACTGATGCGCAGCGGCTTCAAAAGCATTCTCCCGTTCGGGCAGGCCAGACGAAACCAGAGCCGCTTATAGCGGAGATCCAGCTTCCAGACCGGGTGCCCGGTTTTGACGGAGATCGTTTTGCGCAGGAGCTTCATCGGGTCAAAGCCCGGCACCTTGCGCAGCTGCTGCACGGCGGCGTTGTTCATCACAGTGGATTTGTTGTCATTCATTTCTTAGAACTCCTTCCATAAATAAAATAAGAGATGACTGCGCAAATTCTGCACATCCATCTCAACTTAACCGGCTTTTTTCAATTTCTGCTCTGTCGCGCCCTGCGGCAGAGCCTTTTGTCTGAATACCTGATTGTACTTTAAGATCCGTTCGGCAAGGCAGGTGTTCCGTTTGACCTTTCTGCCGGAGTGGATCGCCAGAAACAGTGCGCGCTTCTGCCCGACCAGAATCACACGCTTTTTTGCGCGTGTCACGGCGGTATAGATCAGATTCTTCGTCAGCAAAATGCGGTGCGCCATCAAAATGGGAATGATGACCGTTTCGTACTCCGAACCCATCGACTTATGGATCGTAATGGCATACGCCAGTTCCAGATCGCCGAGCTGCGTTTTGGAATACTCCACGATGCGCCCATCATAATCCACGCACAGCTTGTCGGGTAGGATCTTGCAGATGCTCCCGATGTCACCGTTGAACACGCCCTTGAATTTCTGCTTACACGCGGAATCATAACCTTCCAGATTGTAATTATTCTTGGTCTGCATCACACGGTCATGCAGGCGGAAAATACGCTCTCCGAACATAAGCTCTGGAATCTTTTCCGTATGCGGATTGACCGTCTCCCGGATCAGCGCGTTCAGTCCGTTGGAGGACGCTTCTCCGTCCGTCCGATAGGGCGAGATGATCTGAAGCTGTCCAATGGACGTATCCTGCAATTCCCGCAGATAGAGTGCCTGAATCTGCGCCGCGGCTTCTTCCTGATTTTCTGCCTTGACGAACTGAAAATCCGGACCGTAGAACAGGCTGCTGTTTTCCTCGTTGATGAATTTGGCGTTGTAGGCGATCAGGCTGTCCTTGGACTGACGGAAAATCTCATCGAGAACCGTCACCGGCACGATGCCGCTTCCAATCAGCTCCGCGAACACGTTGCCCGCGCCGACGCTCTCCAACTGATCGACGTCGCCCAACAGCAGGAGTTTTGTCCCTCTCCGCAGGCGCGTAAACAGCTGATGCGCCAGCCACATATCCACCATGGACGCCTCATCCACGATCAGAAAGTCAACCGGCAGCGGCTGATCCTGCTTGTCCTTGCTGCAAAAATCGCCCTGCAAGCCAAGCAGGCTGTGCAGCGTCAGTGCATCCAGCATCCCGGTGCTCTGCGCCATGCGTCGGCTGGCTTTTCCGGTCGGCGCAGCGAGAACAATGCGGTTCTTGGGATGCAGAATCCGATAGACCTCGATGATAGCTTTCAGAACTGTCGTCTTGCCAGTACCGGGGCCGCCGGTGATAATGGAGAGATTCCGCTCCATCGCCACCTCAACGCCGCGGCTCTGCCGCTTTGTTAAGTGCAAGCCGAGTTTTTGCTTGACCTGCTCCAGTGGAAGCGCCACGTCAATTTTTGCCGTGTGTTCCAAGAGCATGGCTGCCGCCTTTGCCGCAGTCTCTACCTCCTGCATGAAAATATGCGGAAGGTACAATCGACCGCCATCGGAAACGATCTCGTTGTCTTCTGCCATCTGCTGTAATTTCTGTTCTACCTCCGCACGCCTGACCTGCATCTGAGGAAGCGGGATCGGCTCGTTGAGGAATTGCAGGGATTCCGCAATCAGCGTATTGACCTCCAGATACAGATGCCCATGCTGTCGCGCGTTTTCCAGCGCACAAATCATCGCACCGTGGATACGAACCGGGTCGTGCGGGTCGCCGCCGGACTTGCGGATGATCGTATCGACGCGCCTGAATCCAAACCCGGATATTTCACAGAGCCGGAACGGGCTTTTTCGCAGGATATCCGTGCAGGCGGGGCCGAAATGCTGATAGATCTTCATCGCCGTCACTGGCGTGACCTGAAACGGTGTCAGCAGCTCCATAATATCCCGCATGGCACGGCTTTCTGCGTAGCACGTCTTGATCTCCTCCAGCTTCTGCTCCGTGATGCCGCGGATCTCCAACAGTTTCTCCGGATGATATTCCAGCACATCGAGCGTATCTGTGCCGAACCGCTGGACAATGCTTCTGGCTGTACTTTCTCCAATGCCTTTGAGAAGCCCCGATGAAAGATAGCTCAGAAGTCCTTCCGTTGTCGGCGGCACAAGCTCGTGCCAGTGCTCCACATGGAGCTGCAGGCCGTACTTGCCCTCTTTCCAGTCACCCTCGATCTCCAGCTTGACGGAATCCGTCTGCGGCAGTCCATAGCCGACAGCGGTGAACCGAAGCATCCGATCTCGGAACGTGTACTGGGAACGGGCTTCTTCCGGTACGGAGGGATCATCCGTGCGCATCCGAAGAATGGTGTATTTGCTGGCTTCATTGAAGTAGATGAGCTTATCATAGGCTGCAATCATTCGTTTTTTCACCTCACTCAAGCGGCGGGCTGCGCCGCGATTTTGATGCTGAACCGTCTGGATTCCGACGTTTCCACAAACTGCTCGTAAATCTCCGGGTAAACCTCCCGCAAGCGAACCAGATTATCCTTGGAGATGCCCTGCCTGCGAATGGGATTGTAGGAGATAACGTAGCTTTGTTCACCGTCCGCGCAGGTCGCGCAGTCTTTACCATCCAGTTCGCTGACAAGCAAGCCTTTGAGCTGCTGCATCTGCGTATCCAGCTGTGTGACCTGTTTTGCAAGCGCGTTTTTCTCCTCCTGAAGCTGCAAATACTGGTGGATCTGCGTGACCTGCGGTGCGCCGAACGCTGTCGGTGGCAAATCTCTCCGGTCAATGCCTTTCCATCTCTGCAAACTCTGCAAGATAAGGTCGCCGCTTTCCGTATAGTCCGGCGGGCATTGCTTCTGGACATTGTCATTCCAGAACGTATCCTCCAGCGCGATCAGCTCCGACTCATAGGCATAGTCCCGGTCCAGATGCCGGATGATGACCTCATCCTCATTGTTTCCATACAGGCAGCAGAAGTAGACCCTGTCCAGATTCATGACTGACATATAATGCCGACCCTGAGATTCGTAGTACACCGGAACGATCTCCTCGCCGTTGTACCACCAGTTTTCTCGGGCGTTATAATTTGTCGTCTTGATCTCCAGAATGGCATTGCTGCCGTCCGAAAGCTCCGCAAGGTAATCCAGATCCGCCAGCATCCACGGATACAGCGGGTGCTGGAACATGACCTTCCGCTGAAAGATGCGCAGGCCGGTTTTCTTCGCAAAAATCCGCGCAACCAGATCCTCTAGCAGATGTCCCATCTCCAGCGCGACCCAGTTTTCATCCATGTCCGCCTTTACAACATTCAGCTTGTCATAGTACAGATCCCGTGCTGTCCGCCAGGGCGAAATGCCGAGGATCGCCGCAGCGTCGCTGCCGCCGATGCCCCGCCGTCGATAGGACAGCCATTCTTCGCTACTCAGATTACTTGTATCTACTAACTCCTGCGGCTCATACTTCAGCCACAACACCATTCTTTTCTCCCTTCTTCCACACCCGCAGCCGTACCACACGCTTCCGCTTGTGAACCGCTCTGCGATGATACGCCGCAGACTGTCGCTGCCGTCCTCCGGGACGCCATTTCTTTCGTGATTTCATTTGGTTACCGCCTTTCTCAAAAAATATATCCTCAAAGCCTTTCGGCATTTGGGCAAAAAAAGAACGAGAACGCTCAGCGGCGCAGTTTTTCTGCGTCGCGGTCATTCCCGCAATCTGTGGGCGTTGCGCCCAAAAAGGAAATCCGGCAGAAACCTGTCCTGCGGACATGGCAATTCTACCGGAAATCGTAAAAGCCTGACAATACGTGTGCAAGTCGGAATACTCCGAACGCTGCGGCTGTCGTGCCACAAGCGGTATGCACAAATCTCAATTACAAGGCAACTTTACCACAAGATATTGTGGTTGTCAAGGAAAGGGCAGCTTACGGCCACTCGGATGTCAGTTCTTCCCGGAGATATTCATACTCCGGAAGCTGCTCAAAATACGGCTGCCAACGGCGCACGATCTCAGCGCGCTCCAACGGGTCTGCTGTTTCTATGGAATGTTCGTTTTCTGTCAGCAGGAGCACATCCAGCGCAACATCCTCCAGCATGAGTCTGCACAGTTCCGCTGCCGTATCGATGCGCCGGGCGGTATCCACATAGTTATAGTCCGGCGAAATATCCAGCAGGACGTATCCTACCTTGTCCGACCAGACAAGGTCAAAAGCGTCGCTTTCCTTCAGCCGTTCCGCAAATACCGAGATCACCTGTTCCAGTTTCTGTTTTTCCTGTTTTGTGTAGATCATGATAAGTACCTCCTATATGTGTTTGATCCGCCACAAATCATAGCATATAAAATATTTTTCCTCAGCTGTGCAGAAAAAGTCGAAGCGGCCCCTATTTTTTAAGTGTAAAGACTCTCAAGCATTGCACCTTGACAACTGAACACCCATCTGGCAGGGAGATACAGCAGCCGCGGACAGTATGCGATGATATGAGCGTACCCACGGTCCAACGCTGCACAGCAGCGACTGCAATACGCGCTCTTGACCGGAGCGTAGGAACGGACTGCCAGATGGCTTATAAAACAAAAAACAGCCTTCTCATTATTTCGAGAAAGGCTGCATCAAATAAAATCGAGGTATTTATGAACGAAGAAGAATTAAAAAAAGATCAGCTTCCTCAGATTCTACATGTAAAAGACCTGCAGGTATTGCTCTCCATCAGCCATAACACGGCCTATGAACTAGTGCGTTCAGGGAAAATCAGAAGCATCCGAATTGGGCGCACATATAAAATTCCTTTAGATGCTTTCAACGAGTATCTGCGCAACGGCTGAAGCATATCATCTTGTGATTTGGGTTCATTCGTGGTATGATTGATTTGTACCTGCTATGCGGCATCGAAAGGAGCGTATTTATGTCGCAAAGCAAAGCATCTGGAAGAAAGTCTGTAGCTGGAATGGGCTCCATCCGAAAAAAGGAGAAAGTCATAAACGGAAAAGCCTACACCTACTACGAAGCACGTTATACCGTCGGGATTGATCTCGGCACAGGCAAGCAGATTCAAAAAAGTATCAGCGGAAAAACACAGCGCGAGGTTGCTAAGAGATTAAAAGAGATCACAACGTCGATCGATACCGGCACCTACCTGCCCTCCTGTAAACTGACAGTTGGTGAATGGCTGAATACCTGGATCTCAGAATATACTGCAGACTGGAAGCCGCTCACAGTCAGCAACTACTCAAAGCAAATCAAGAAGCACCTAATTCCGCGTCTCGGCGCTGCAAAACTGGAAGATCTGGACACACATACAATTCAGCTCTTTTATAACTCCCTTACAAAATCAGGGCTGGCGCCGAAAACAGTAAAGAACATACATGGCGTCCTCCATGCCGCTTTAGAGCAGGCAATTTCAAATGGTTACATCAGTAAGAACCCAACCGCCGGCTGCAAACTCCCCAAAGTCGTTCGGCCGGAAATCAAGCCCTTGGAGCCAGAGGAAATCGCCCGAATGCTGAAAGAGGCAAAGAAGGACGCATACGATAACCTGTTTATCGTTGCGATGTTCACAGGTATGCGTCAAGGTGAGTTGTTAGGTCTATCCTGGGACAACGTTAATTTCAAGACCGGCCAGATCACCATCAAGCAGCAGCTTCAATGCAAAGACGGCGTTTACTTTCTGGAAACGCCCAAGAGCGGAAAGTGTCGAGTGCTATCCCCGGCCCCAGTTGTAATGGAAGCTCTAAAAGATGAGCAGCAACAGCAAAATGCAAACAAGCAAATTGTCGGAGCAGCCTGGGAAAACAAATGGAATCTTGCGTTCACGGATGCACTTGGTAAAAATCTTGTTCGCCGAACGGTTGTAAAACACTTTAAAGCAGTGATTGAAAGAGCAAATATTCCCTCAGATGTGCGCTTTCATGATCTGCGTCACAGCTTCGCAGTAACCTCATTGTACTCTGGCGACGACGTTAAAACAGTGCAGGCTAATTTAGGTCATGCTACGGCACAGTTTACACTTGATGTCTACGGGCATGTCACGCAGAAAATGCGGCAGGAAAGTGCCATGCGGATGCAAGCATTTTATAACCATCTGGAAGTATAATCAACCACCTGTTACCTGCTCCCGATAAGGGGGAAAAATGGGGGAAATTTTTTGGGCGTTACATTTTCCGAACTTTTTCAGTTGAAAAGTGTGTAGAAGCAAAGAAAATAGCCAGTAATCAGAACAATTACTGGCTATTTACTGGCAGGGGCACAAGGACTTGAACCCTGAGCCTACGGTTTTGGAGACCGCCGCTCTACCAATTGAGCTATACCCCTATATTCGATTCAAATGGTGGGCCTTCGGGGACTCGAACCCAGGACCGACCGGTTATGAGCCGGCTGCTCTAACCAACTGAGCTAAAGGCCCATAATCTTCTAAAATGCGATAGCCGCCACATTCGTGACGGCTATCAGTGGCTCCCCCTGTTGGACTCGAACCAACGACCCCCTGATTAACAGTCAGATGCTCTACCGGCTGAGCTAAGGAGGAATATATAT